GTCGCAGATCGTCAGCGAGGAAGAGGTTCTAATCGACCGGCCCGATTGCCGGCTGATCCCGGTTGAAAACATGCGTTTCGATCCGGCATCCGATTGGCGCGATCCGATCAATACCAGCCCGTATCTGATCGAAATGACGCCGACCTACATCGACTCAATTGTTGAGCTGCAGAACAAAATCAACCCCAGCACCGGCAAGCCGTTTTACCGGCAGATGCCGAGAGGCATGCTGGCAGCTGCCATTCATCAGGACTGGGATTCAGTGCGCAAGGCTCGAGAGGGCGAGCGGCTGGACAAGTACGACAACGAGACGTTCATCCGGGCGCACCAGTCCGTATGGGTCCACAAGTACATCATGCGGATCGCAGGCCATGACTACTGCTGGGAGACGCTGGGCACGGAGCTGATTCTCTCCGACATCACGCCAATTGAGGACCGCTATCTTACTGGCAAGCGGCCGTATGTCTGGGGCAATTGCAACATCGAGCCGCACAAGCATTACCCGGCCGGCACGCCGGAGCTGATCGATGGCCTGCAGGAAGAGACGAACGATCTGGCTAACCTGCGCCTCGATAACGTCAAGCTGGCTCTCAACAAGCGGTACTACGCCAAGCGTGGCGCCGGCATCGATATTCGCAGCCTGATCAGAAACGTCAGCGGCTCCGTGACGATGATGAATAACCCGGCAACGGACGTGAAAACGGTCGAGACTAGGGACGTGACTGGCTCGAGCTATCAGGAGCAGGATCGCCTGAATCTGGACATGGACGACCTGCTGGGCGATTTCAACAGCGGCAGCGTGGCCAGCAACCGGCATTTGAACGAGACTGTCGGCGGCATGGAAATGATGGGCGCCGAGGCCAATCAGCTCAAAGAGTTTAGCATTCGCACATTCTCTGAGACGTGGTATGAGCCAGTGGCCAGGCAGATCATCGAGCTCGAGGCCGCGTATGAGACTGATGCCGCAATCATCCTGATCGGTGCCCAGCGGGCCGGCCTGAAGAGCGTCGAAGAGGCGATGGAAGTAATCACGCATCCGATCCGCGTCAAGGTCAATGTGGGATTCGATTCAACGAACCCGCAGAAGCGCATCGGCAAGCTGGCGATGGGCTTCGATATGATCGTGAAGTACGCGCCTGATCTGATGCAGGAAATGGATCGCAGCGAGTTCGTGGCAGAGATCATGGGCGCACTGGGCTACCGCGATGGCGTGCGCTTCTTTCCGAGTCTCGGGCAGGATGAAGAGGACCCGCGCATCACGCAGCTGCAGAAAGTCGTGCAGGAGCTGCAGCAGTACATTCAGACTGAGCAGGTCAAGCAGCAGGGCGCGATTCAGGTCGCACAGATCAGGGAAGAGGGCTCGATGGCCAGAACCAAGATGCAGGAAGAGGTCAAGGTCATGATTGCCCAGTACAAGGGCAATCAGGAAATGCAGCTGCTGATGATGAAAAACCGGCTGGAAGAGATCGACCGCATGATCGCCATAGAGCTCAGTGACATCAAGCGCCGCGAGCTGTTCCTGCAGCGCGAGGCTTTGAGCCATGAGATTCAGGAAGCCAATCGCCGCTACCAGCTCGAGGCCGCCGGCGCCAACATGCCTGAAGGCGGCGCCTTCAATTTGCCGGGAAACGATAAGGCTGGCGTTATCACTCGCGACAATTTTGGTAGTATCCCAAACATGACTGGCTAGATGCGCGGAAGCTCAACGGCCGAGCACCGGGCCCATAACTCGGGAGGTTGCAGGTTCAAATCCTGCCCGCGCTACCAGTCCTCGGGGAGCATATGCCAGACCTAAACGACATCGGAACTATCTACGACGATCAGGAGCTCGAGCGAGAGCTGCGCCAGGCGCTGCGATCGGAGGGCGAGATCGAGCTGTTTAAGGTCATTCGCGAAGGCATGGCTGTTGGCGATGAGCTGATCAACAACCCAGTTATTCAGGCCATCGTCACCGATATGTGGCGCGTCGTGGCTGAGTTTTTCGATGAGATCGTGAACGCCGACACGCTGCAGGGCATGACGCATGAGTGCAAGCTGGTCGTGATGCACAAGGACATGCAATCGAATTTCCGGGCCGTAGCGGCCATCAACGCAAAACTGAAGGCGGCCAAAGTGGCCGAAGAGCATCTGGTGTCTGAAGATCAGATGAATCTGGACCAAGGAGAGCTGGAACCATGAGCGAAGCAGCGCAAGACATTGACAGCGGCAGCGGCAAGATTGTCACGCCGGGAGCCCCAGTACAGCACCGTGACGTCGAGGACGGCGTGAGCGTAGGCCACACGGCCGAGCCGGAGCACAGCGAGGGCAGCGACGGCAATCAGGAGCCGGCTGCGACAGCCGAGCCCATACCGGCCGAGCCGCCGCCTAAGACTAGCCTCGATGATATTTACAAAAGGTCGGTAGAAAACAGGCAGGCGACCATCGATGGCGAGCTTGCGGAAATGGATGCCGACGAGCGCCGGCACTATGACCGCATGGTGGCTGAAGCCGGCGGCGGCGACGATCCGTTCGATCAGGATGAGCCTGCAGGCGACGAACAACAGCCCGCGCAGCAGGCTAAGCCGGCACAAAGCCAGCCCGGCCAGGCGCAAAAAAATGCCGCTGAAGGGATTGACCCCAATGCGGAAATGACTACCATCACGGTCTATGGCATGAAGGAGCAGGTGCCCACGGCTGAAGTACTGGCCGCCGGCGGGCTCTCGACATACCAGAAGATCAGAGCAGCTGATCTCCGCATGGAACGATTGTCGTCTTACGAGACGTCACTTCGGAACTGGGAAGAGCAGCTTTCAGCACGTCAAGCCGACCGCGAAAACGGTCGGTCCCCGGCTCAAGATGGAACGGGGATCACTGAGTCATCACCTACCGACGCTCAGGGAGACACGGCAGATGTAGATAGCCTTTCGTTAGCGATAACGGAGGCGATTTACGATGGCGACCGAGACGTAACACGTGAAAAAATCTCGGCAGCCTTGGCATCGATTAAAACCGATGCTGTCAGGACTGCAACGGCACAAGCCGGGGCGTCCGCGCCTACAGGTCAGGCCGAGGCCCAGCAATCAGCTGAGATCGCGGCAAGACGTGAGGCGAATGCAGTGTTTCTCAATGAGTTCAAGGAGCTCGACACTCCGGTTCTCAGGCAGGCAACCCTTAGCATGGTCGAGAAGGTATCTAAAGACCCTGTTATGTTTGGCCGGCCGCTGGCGGAAATCACACGCGAAGCCTGTTCCCGAGTTTACCGGGACGTTTTTCACGATGATCCGCCGGCAATAAACGAGCGACCAGCTAACCCAAATCCGCCGGCGCCAGGCAAGCCTTTGATTCAGACGCCGCCGGCAAACGATTTGAGTCAGCGACACGCCCTGAAGAGGCGCACTGTCATTTCGCCATTAACTGCAGCGCACGGACGAGAACCAGCTCCGGCTTCGCAAGAGCAGTCATTCCCGAGCAACAAAGAGTTCGTGGCGAAACTGAAAGCCTCGCGGGGCCAACCCGCCTAACGCGCACCAGCCAGCCATGAGCTCCCAGATTTTAAGGAGCTGTCATGTCTGGACAACTATGGGCGGTAAATGCTCTCGGCGGGTACATGTACACCGACGAGCTGACAAACGTAATGAGGACTGCGCTGCAGCCCATCGTGCGTTTCCGCAATTTCTGTGACGCCAAAGACGCCACGGACAAAGGGCTGGGTAAGGGTGAGCTGTTCGCATGGAACGTCTATTCGGACGTTGCGACAGGCGGTGATTCGCTGCAAGAAAACGTGGCGATGCCTGAGACGAATTACACCATCACTCAGGGTACTCTCACGATCACGGAGTATGGCAACTCAGTGCCGTACAGCGGCAAGCTGGACAACCTGTCCAAGCAGCCGGTTTCCGAGATCATCCACAAGGTCCTGAAAAACGACGCCAAGAAAACTCTTGATGGCGCGGCTTTCAACCAATTCAACCTCACTGACGTAACTGTTGCGCCGCCATCGGGCACCAGTACAACGGCCGTGACGTTTGAAGAGGGCGGCTGCACGATCACGAATAACGTGGCGCTCGGCAAGGGCCACATCGGCGCCATCGTCGATGGCATGAAAGAGCGGTCAATTCCGCCTTACGTGGCTGATGATTACTACGCGATCAGCCATCCCACCACGTACCGCAACCTGAGAAGCGATCTCGAGGCTGTGCATCAGTACGTCGAAACCGGGTTCGGATTCATCATGAACGGCGAGATCGGCCGTTATGAGGGCGTCCGCTTCACGGAGCAGACTCACGTAGCCAAGGGCGGAGCGGTCGATTCGACCACGTTTAATTTCCGCACTGCTGATGCGTGGGATAACGCCAAGTCTAGCTGGATGTTTGTGCTGGGTGAGGACACAGTGGCCGAAGCGTTGGCGATTCCCGAAGAAATTCGCGGCAAAATCCCGACCGACTATGGCCGGTCAAGAGGCGTGGCCTGGTACTACCTCGGCGGATTCGGCCTGATTCACACATCAGGAGCTCAAACCCGAGTCATAAAGTGGGAGTCTGCAGCCTAAGTAGGCTGCTGATTCTGGCTCACACTGGAGAAAGCAAATGAGTGGAACACATTACGACAATCCGTTGACGATCAGCTACAACCTCGGGCTGCAGGACATCGCAGCTGCGGGTGCGGCATTCGCTATTGCGCCACCACTGGGCAAGACGAAATGCAAGATCGAGGATATTCATGTCGCCGTAACTGAGGTATTCAATGGCGTGACGACGAATGCGTTTATTCGTATCGGCACGGCCGGCGATGCCGACAAGTTCGCGGAGCTCGACATGCAGGCGGCAGCAGCAACCAATGGCTACAACATTGGCGACGCGCCAGCAGCGGCTACGCCACTGAAAGACGTTGGCTATGGTGGCAATGGCGTTGTCGATTTGACGCAGGAAGCCATCAACCAGCTTGAGGTCGTGACTGTTGCGAATACAGGCGGAACGCCAACTGGTATTGGTCACGTCACTGTCTGCATCAGCTGGTGGTAAGCTGGTCCTGATCTTTTAATCGCAAGCATCCTATGGAGGGTGGGTAAATGAAATTGAAATCGACACCACGCGACGGAAAGCAGCCGGCCGGCCTTGTTTCTGGCACTAGCCACAAAGAGAAAATTGGCGAAGTCGGCGGCATGGGCTCAACGGGCAAGAATGAGAAGCCCGAAGCCAATCCGAGCATCCCTGTCAGCAACGGACAGACCATCAAGTAATTGATGGCTTGACCCAGATCACGGTCCCGGCTTCGGCCGGGACTGTTTTGGAGCACAGACATGGACAAGCGAAAGGCGCTGGGCGACAGCCCGGCAGACGATCTGCCAATGCCGTACCCGTTCGATGGCATCGACAAGCCTGAAGTCGAGCCGCCATACACGGGCAAAGGCAATCCGGCAATTTGCTCAAACAGGCCCATTGCGGACCTGCATCCTGAGCTTGGTTCTGGCAACATCAATGACGGCGTTTCATTCCGGGTGCCAATGGGCGGCCCGCGCTGGAACGATCCTCAAGAGTAACTAGGAGAGTCATTATGGCCAGAGCAAGACTTGACCGGACAAAGAAGTTCGGCAACATATTCGGCATCGATGAGCATGGCGCCGTTTTCACGCAAGGCAATCTGAAGTTCGACGTAAACGGCCTCGAGGTCGGCCCCGGCATCACGCCTGAAGTGGCTGATCCGGCTCGACCTGGCGCAGCTGGTCCCGCACCGACTGAGCCCGTAGCAGAGACAGAGCCGACAGCGGAAGAGCTACATGCCAATCTCAAGCAGCTGCATCCGTCACAGATCAAGAAGCTCGTCGAAGAAGCCGGGCTGACTCCTGTTGGCGGTCCCGGCAGCATGGCGGCAAACATTCAGCTGCTGCTCGATAATGCCGCAGGCTGATGTCAACGTACCTGCAACTGGTACAGCAGCTCGTTGCTGAGCTTGGAATAGGCGGCGCCAATAACGGCGCCGCTACTCCGAGCTCTCTTAGCAGCCTAACCGGGCAGCTATGGAATGCAGCGAACTGGATCAAGCAGGCTGAGAACAATATCAATCTCATGTGGGCCGACTGGAATTTTCTGGCGGTCGAATACAGTGAGGTTCTGACGGTTTCATCTACGGCCGTGCCGGCACACAGCGGTTCAGAGACGGTCAACAAGTGGGATCGCACGTCCTTCTGGCTGGATCGAACGCTGACGACTGGTGGCCAGCTCGAGTGGATGGACTGGCCGAAGTATCGCAATACCGTGCTGCCAGGCAGTGCCAGCCTGAGCAATGGCAAGCCATCAACAATCACCGAAAAGCGCGACGGCACGCTGCTGGTCAACCAGCCATCGAATGCCGCATACGCCATCACGGCCGAGTTTTGGAAAGAGCCAGTGCTGATGTCAGTCGCAACGGACCTGCCGGCCATGCCGTCGCAGTTTCATCGCATCATCATCTGCGAGGCCGCCATCAAGTACGGCAACAAAGAGGCGGCCAGCGAGGTCATTCAGGGCATGGAGGCCGAGTATATTTACCTGCTCGACAAGCTCGAAGGCGACCAGCTCGAGGGCCGCGAATACGAGCGCATGTCCTCGCAAGACATACCGATAGAGGTAGGGATTCCGGGCTATCCGGACGACGATCAGAGGTATCGGTAATGATCGATCTTGTGTCCGCTCGCAGGAAAACGCGACGGCTCCGCCAAGTGCCTCGAGTCAGCTCCGATTACTTTGCCTTTGGCGGCGGCCTTAACCAGCTCGATAGCCCGCTGTCCGTCAAATCAGGGCAGGTTCAGAACGCTCTCAACTACGAAATGGGCATAGCCGGCGGCTATCGCCGCATCGGCGGCTACGTGGCGTTTGACGGCACGACAGCCGTAGCTGATGCCGTCTACAACGTGCTGCGCTTTGGCGCGACAGCCAGGCCGAATCGCGTGTTGACTGACGTGATCGATGGCGACGTCAGCGGAGCGGCTGCCCCATTTCTGGACTTCACCGAAGATGGCGGCTATGGCGTCAACGTGCTCGAGAGCAACGAGGCTTTCGATAATGCGGACTGGACGATCAGCGGAACATCGGTAGCGTTTGTCGATGCCGATTACACGTGGCTGTCTAGCGTTGACGACATTCAGCCGGCTACGCTTAGCAAAATTACCGAGTCATTCGATGGCAGCGATGCCGAGCACACGTTTCAGGGCGCGAACAACAATATCGACGTGGCTATTGGCGAAATGGTCTATGTCAGCTTTTATGCCCGCTACGACAGTTCGAGAGAAGGGCTCCGCGTCGGGCTGACGAATAGCACGGCTTGGAGCGGCGCCTTCATGGGGCTGACCTACAGCCTGAAACAAGGCACGATTGTCTCGAGCGTGGCTGCGATCCTAGATTCTGGCATCGAGCTGCAGGACAACGGCGTTTATCTGTGCTGGTTTCTGACGACTCCGGCGGACGCGGCAGAGTCTGGCATGACGGTTCAGGCATGGACGGCTAAGGAAGTCACGGCGCCATCGACGTACAGCTACGATTACACCGGCAACAGCAGCTATATCCACATGGGCGGCCCGATGGCTGTCGTTCTGCCGGTTCATGGTCCTCACAATCTGGTGCATCCCCGCACGATGGCTGGCAATGTTTACTGGTCGGCAACGCAAGGCGGGCTGATTCCGACTGATGCCGACCTGGCATGGGGCGGCGTGTATCCAGATTTCACTGCATTTACGGAGAGCGTGGACGGCGCCGATCAGCAGCACTTTGTCCGTTCAACATCAAACCTAGATTTGACGCCGATCAGGGTTAAGGCTGGCGACAGGCTGTTCATCGAGTTTTTCGTAAAGTACACGGCTGCGAATATCGATGGGCTCGTTATCGTGCCCGATGCAAATGTCACTGCGGCGTGGCCAAGCAGCCCGGCAGCGCGAATTGACATCAATAACCGCACCGAGCTGTACGCTAGCGATGATATTGAATCGCTGACCATGACCAATTTCGGTTCAGGGATTACCAGAGTCAGAATACAGACGGTCCCTGCACTGGCCGCGGTCAATTTCGGCTTTAATATCTATTCCGGCGATGTCGTATCTGGTGACGTTGACACGTTTTACACCGGCACCGGGCGCTACTTCCACATGACCGGCTTTCGCTGCCAAGCCTTTCCGACTGGTGGCAACACAGTGAGGCTTGGCTACGTGAACACCGGGGCTGCCGGCGCCAAGAATGTCAGCACTG